GTCGGACTTACTCTTTTGAGTAGCGTATTTGATCTGCGTTGCCTGTGCACGGGGGGTCGCGCCCCCGCCACTAAGCAAACGATCTCGCGCTTAAGCGCGATCGAGCGAATGGACCATAAGGCCCAGAAGCTCGCCGCCGGAGTGTATGCGGCCCTTTATTGGGCTTATGCATCATCTCCTGGTTCAATCGTTGTCTTCTCGAGAAGGCAGCGACCGAAGCTTCACTCGCTCTTAAGAGCGTGGGTGAAGCATGCACACTCCGCGGCCATTTATGGCTCTATGGAGGTGAAAGACCTTAAGCAAGCAGCTTTTGCATGCCGGGTCGCGGCCATGGCCGGTACTACTACCGATCAGGTCTACAAGCTCGTCCCTAAAGGGGCGGGTCTTGCTATTACCAAGAGGGTGCTTATGCAACTCTCTATGGTAGGACGGGCGCTCCCTCGGCCAAATGGCGTTGGGAGGGCCCTTGAGGAACAGAGGGAGAGGCTAATGTCTCCTTCCCCTGTCCTTTCAAGACAGACCCCTGATGGGGACGTCTACGACACCATGCGGAAGCTTGCCAATAGGCTTAAGCACCACATGTCTCGCCCAGTACCGTGTTTTCCCGGTGCTGCGACGTCGGCCACCCTCTCGCATACGCGGAAGAGTGGCGGTAAGGGTCAGGCTGTGTACGATGTACTCGGTCCTGCCCGCGTGGCTGAGCTCCGTCATATGGCGGATACCTCACCAGGAATGCGGTCGGTCACTTTTGTGGCCGCTGCAGCTAGGGCGATCGCGGACATGCCTGCGTCTTATGACAGCAAGCCCATCGCAGTTTTAGAACTGGGGTGGAAGGTCCGAATCGTCTCGTGCTCAGACGTGGTACGTACGTGCCACTCTGAGTCTTGGAGGAAGCCTCTGTTTCGTCTTCTTAAGAAGATTCGACCGATTTCTCTTCCTCTGCGTGGAGATATGGCTGAACTTAAGTTCACCTCACTCCAGAGCTGGTACCGTGGCCGTCAGAATGACGGCCAGGCCAGATTTCTGTTTTCCGCCGATTTGAAGGCGGCTACAGATTACCTCACATGGCCCGCCATAAGAGCGGTCTGTGATGGTTTAGGAATCCCCTTCGACCTTGTGGCCGGGGGGACCCTCGAAGGACAGGTAATGACGAGGGGGACCCTTATGGGTATCCCGTGTTCATGGCCTATCCTTTCGCTCTGCCACTATCTAGCTATAGAAGTAGCGGGGTGTATTCCATCGGGGTCATACTTCCTTAAGGGAGATGACCTGATAGGTTACTGGTCATCTTATCAGATGACCCGTTATCATGAGGCGCTCGCCATTATTGGCGTGCCCATTAATGATAAGAAGACCCTTGTATCTAAAGATATGGGGTTGTTCTGTGAGAAGTTCTATCACTTGGCGGAGGTTCATTCGAACCATGCCGTAGCTGTGATGGATACTTCTATACTATCCCTGCGCCCTTTTGTGGACACATCGGATAGTGAAGATATGTTACCGGCAACTATAGCTGCTCGGACGTATCTGTGGTCGCGGGTCCCTCCAAAAGGAGAGAACCATGACTATTACGGGAGGGCACGACGCCTCTCGGTCCTTTTGGACCGGAGAGACGGCACATATAAATGTGGCCGTTGGTCGTACCTTCCTCCCGAGCTCGG